CTATTAGATATTGGGCCTAGCGGCAGCACCTACTACCGCTTTCAGAACTACGCGCTGAACCAAACCGTTAGCGGCTACACCTTTCTGCCTTTTGGCTTCGGTGGTGCGATTGCCACTTTGCAGGGGGACAACCTTGACGCGAACTTACAATTTGCTAACACAGACATAACCCGCAACTGGGTGAAGCAAGCATTTGACCAACTATGGGTTGCCAGGGTAACCACAGTTTTGTGGACACCATCAACCGGTGCTGTTCAGCGCACTTTATACACGTATTACGGCAGCTGTTCTAACGGCGGCTGGAACGAGACCACAATTCAAGTCAACCTGAACTCAGTGCTAGACGCAATTCAAAGTAACGTTCCAGGTCGTCGCTTACACCGCTGGCAAGTCGGCAGCATTCCTTTTACATCACAAGTTCGTGTGTGAGCATTTAATTGGTCGTAAATACGACTACGGCACAACCGACTGCATTCATCTGGTCATTGATGCGCTTACGTCAATGAAGATGAACCCACCACCTGTCAACCCTGACTGGTACGGGATGACGACGCGCGAAGTAATGGCAGAGATGGTCAGGTACTGCGACCGAATAGCTGATCCGGTCTACGATGGTGATATTACTGTGCTGATAGCCAATCCGCTGGCTTTTGGGGTTTTATGGCAGAACGGGATTCTATACATCAACCAGACCGTGCAAGCAGTGGATTGGAAACCGGTGTGCGCCCATACAATCCGCCGCTCTTACCGTATGAAATCGCGCTAATTGAAGCGCTTGGTTGTAGTGAAGAGGAATACCGCGAATTTATACGCCACGCAGAATTAGTTGCACGGACACGGCCAACAGGCTATGAAAATGTCCCGGACGTTGTTAATGGTCCGGTTGCAGTACCAATTATTGTAAGCCTTGTCGTCGGCTTAATTTCTACTGCTGTAAGCGTATTACTAGCGCCAAAAGCGCAAACTATAGAGCCGGAGAAGCAAACAAAAATTAGAGGCCGGAAGCTTGCGGACCAGATTGGGCCTGCACGTTTTAACCAAACCACAAGTTTCGATAACGTCAGCACACTTGCTGAATACGGTCAACCAATACCAATTCCGTTTGGCAACAGAAGCCGCGGGGAAGATGGCGCCTACACAGGCGGTCTAATTTTGGCACCTGCTTTGGTGTGGAGCCGTTTGTACTCCTATGGCACGTACCAAGCTTTTGAAGGTATCTATGTTGCTGGTCAATACGGTGTAAATGCGCCAAATGTGTCTGGCGTTCGTGTTGGAACACTGCCTTTGGACAGTCTTGGCGGCAAAGATTATGCGCTTTACTGGTCTTCTAAAGCAGCAAATAACAGGTTAAGTTCAGGAAATATAATTGCGGGAACTCAAGGCAGCCAAGACTCAGGTACATCAGGGCGCAATATTTTCAAGGCTCCTGATGCTTTCGGGATGGAGTCCGATGCGTTCTCAATGACGTACACGCCGCAATCAAACACGGTGTTTGGCACGTCAACTCCAATCCACAACGGAACAGCTTTTAGATTTAACTGGGAAATCATTTCGTCCCCTTATTCTTCAACGTTGCACGAAGGCGGCGATGGCGGTTCTAGGAAAAGAGATGCGCGGTATGAAATGCAAGCCAAGCGCCGCAAGATTGCGGGCAGCCAAGCTGACGTTTTGCATGACAATAACGCAGAACGCGGAATGCCAGGCGTGGGGCGTGCATATTCTCGCCGGATGGGTTTCATACGGTATAACAACAGTATTTTTAGTGACAAAACAATTGTTCAGAACGTTAAAGCTGGTGACGAACTTGAGTATGAAATTTTCGGCGCGGATTGGAGTGAACTTGAAAACAGAAGCCGCGAAGACGGCGGTTTTGCTGGTTCAAGTGTAAATTTAAAAGATCTAGAAAACTCAGCAGATTCTTGGCGTAGCCGTGCTTCTGACCTACTAGTTATCGGATCAAAATGGATCATTCTTGATTCAGTTTGGGTTGTAAAATCACGTAGCCCACAAACATGGAAACCCGGGGTAGCGGCGCAATATATTGTTTTTGAATGCACAGCAGTCTTAACTAGGAACGCTAGAAGTTCAATGGGGATACCCGGCACACGTACAGTGCGCGAAGTGTTGGGCGGTTACGAAGGTCAACAGTACAACGAGACTAAGCATTGCGGCGCTGGTTTTTATAACATCTGCAGGTATAACTTCTCAACGGTTCGTCCTGTAAGGCGTGACACTGAGTGTGTTGAAATAGGTATCCGCAGCCAAGTATGGAACAAAGCAAGCGGCCTTTGTAATTTCAATGCGCTTCCATCGCCTGCCGAATTAAACAAATTTGATGAAGATGATATTGCACTTACGACGCCCAAAATGGATAAGTATTTTGAGCGCACCTCTTGTTTTTCGATTTATGTACGCAAAGTTGCCGAAGCAGGCGGTGTGCGTAATGGAACCTGGGAACGTCTTCCAAGACTTTTCTCTATTACAGGAAATGCGCCTGTCAATATGTATAATTACATTCGGATTAAACCACGAACCCCTGGCTACTACGAGTACCGTTTTATTCCGCGCACGGGATCTGACGTTGCTATTCAAAGTATTGACACGAATAACACAACAGAACTTGATGCAGTTGGCGGAAGCTTAATCGGCGAAGATTTCAGCACACCTAGCCATGGAACGTTTCGAGTTACGACCACAGGCAGACTTACTAAAATAAAAACAATCAGAATTAACCCTGAATTAGTTGTTGACCCCTCCACATCAGGCGGTGACACTACAACTATTTACAAACCCACTGTTGTTTCTGTAAGTGGAGGCATAGCAAGCCCTAATCAAGGATGGCTAGAGTCCCATTCTTGGATGACTCAAATACTAGGTTTAGCTAGAAACCACCCATACCAATCAAAAACTGGATACTTTACATACTCAGAAGGCTCTAGAAGTATTACGGTCGGTTGGCAAGGGTTTTCTGATGTATACGGAGGCCAAAGTCAAATTAGTCAGCAATACTTAAACGCAAACAGCGGCAGTCCATGGGCTTGGGTTAAGTTTCCGCGAATTTTCGTACAGGCATCTACAGGCAACTGGTCTTTAGGAGAACAGTTTACATACAGACTTGTTTTAAACAATCAAATATCAAACTATACCGACGCCAACAAAGTACGTTACAACTATTTTGACTTTACAATTAGAATTGATGGCGTTACAGAAGACACAACAACAGAGCCTCCAACAATTACAGGTGAACGCATATTTGAATACAACTCAAGGGTATCTGACGTAAGTCATTTTCTTGAACTTAGCAAGTCAAATGAAAGCGGCCCTGAGCACGAAATTGTATATGTAAATGAAAGCTTAGCTAACAACACCGATAACGGCGCTATTGCTGAATATTACAGCATGTCCACAATGGGGCTTGCTATTAAATCAAGCGGTCAGCTAAACGGCGTAGGTCAGCTTCGCGCTTGGGTAGATAGAGGAATCAACGTTTACCGTCTAATTGAAAGGAGTTACGGCCCAAGCAATTTACTTGCAGATTTTATCTACTACTTGTTAACCGATAAAGCTCAGGGTTTAGGCAACGTCGTACCCTCTGAATTAATTGACACCAGCTCTTTAGAGATTTCAGCACGGTATCAACGCGCCAACTACCTTTTTTACGACGGAGTGCTTGAAGACAGCGAAAGCATCCGTTCGTTTATTTACGACAATGCTTCATTGCATTTGTGCAACTTCACCATAAAAAATGGTCGTTTTGGCTTGATGCCCGCGCTGCCCTATGACAGCAGCTACAGGATTTCTACAAGCCCGATAAACCCAGAGCAAATCTTCACATCTGGCAACATTATTGAGGACAGCTTACAAGTCCAATACATCGAGGCATCACAACGAACAAACTTCCGAGCACTTGTTACCTGGCGCGTCACTGTCAGCAACGACCTACCAACACAAGCATCAGCGCTTGTGGACTGGGCTGACTTAGCTAATTCGGGCCGTGGATCGTTAACACAGCAAACATTTGATTTAACAGATTTCTGCACTAACGAAGCCCAAGCGTTAAAAATAGCGCGTTTCTTGCTAAGCATTAGACGCAGAGTCACGCATACCGTAAGTTTTAAAACTGTCCCTGATGTGCTGGCCATCCAGCCTGGTTCTTACATTCGGGTCCTAACGTCATCCACTTCTTACAGCGCAGCTAATAACGGTGCCATTACAGATGCCGGAGAGCTAATTACTGTAAATACCGTCAGCAACGGTACATACGACGCACTTGTGTACTACCCAGCGACCAGCGAAGTAAAAGAGCAAAAAATAACAATTTCAAGTAACAGAGTCACAACTTCCAGCCTGTATGGAACGTTGTTTACCTTGTTGAGCACACAATCTAATCAGGGCCTGTACCAAGTCGAGCAGCTTACTCTTGACGAGGACGGATTAGTCAACATTGCTGCTGTAGAAGTACCTGTCGATTCCAGCGGAGCTAGCATTGTGGCAAAAGACGTGCTCACCGAAAGCAATTTCCGTGTGCTGGAGTAATGGCGTTTCCCAACCTAAAACCAGCAAGCCGTGAATTTAATGCAGGCGATTGGCCGATCAAACGGTTTAACGCACAGTCAGGCGCTGAAGTGCGCATTTTGTATGGCACTCGCCGTGTCAACGCAAAGCTAAACCTTACATATCAAAACATCAGAGACTCTGATGCGCAACTTTTTCTAGACGATTACGCAGCACGCAACGGAACCCTTCAAAAGTTTTCTTTGTCCACCGCTAGTAACGTTTGGGCAGGGTGGAACGGAGCTACTTCCAGCATTAACGCACCACCTGGAACGACCTGGCGTTACGATTCGGAACCTAACGTACAATCGGTGCATAACGGCTTAAGCAATGTTCAGGTAACACTGATTGCAGTGGCTTAGAATAGGAACACGTTCTTAGGCGTTAGAGATGGGCTTCTACACGGGCCGCAGTGGTAGCTTGGTCTATAACGGCAAAAGCATTGCCAAAATTCGCGACTGGTCGCTTGAAACGACAGTCGAGCTTCTTAGTACCAATACGATCGATAGCACTTCTAACACTTTTACTCCGGGTGTCAAAGGCGCGACTGGCAGCGCAACAATGATGTACTACAGGCTAGAAAGCGGTGAAAGTACGACTTTAAACCCGTTCACGGATCTGCTGTCAAAAGTGATGAAAGGCGGGGCAGTTCAAGAAACTGATCGTGTTTACATAGAACTAAATGTCGGCGGCGATAGCAAAGACGACATCAAATTCAACGCCTATATCACAAGCGCCCAGGTCAGCGTAAGCACCGGGGAGCTAAGTGTCGTTCCAATCCAATTTACGATGG